CCAAGATTTTAAACTATGACCACCATCTATGTGTGCATTAATCATTTGAGATATAAGAAGTGTATCAATAATATTTTCCAAAGGAATTGTTATACCTAATAATCTTTCTAGCACTGGACCATCGAAGCTTATACCATTATGCATAATGTATTTACGTTCGTGGTTATGAAACTCTTTGAACTCTTTACATCCTTGCTCTTGTATAAAGTCTCTCTGTTCTCCAGTTGCATAGTCTTGAATACATATACAATGTACCTTGGTAGCATCTAAACTATCCGTCTCTATATCTAGAACTACTGTGTCAAATTTTGAATCCATCATTCACCTCCTTGAAGTCATCGTTGTCTTTGGTTTTGGGGTTAGATATTTCAGTCAAGCGACCACTATCTTTATGCCATTGTAACCAACAACATGGGCCAGTCTCTCCACTAAATCTGTTCTTCAGTATACGAACTATAGTTTGGTTTCTCTTCTCCATATCTTCTGCTTGTCCGTTTCTTTCTAATGAGAAACAAAAGTCAGAGAGTTGCGCAATACCATGCGAACCTCTGAGTTGTGACAGACTAACTATCGCACCTTCTTCGTGTCCACTATCTGAACTAGCTCGTCTACTTAAATGAGATACCAACATCAGATGTATGTTCTGTTCTTGGACTAGAGTTCTGAGCCTTGTCATTATACTATCGATTGCTCTTCTCTCATTGTCACCAGTCATAGCCGATACAATCATAGTTAAGTGATCGAGTATAATAAACTTACAATCTAATCCACTAGCTAGGTATTGTACTTTAGATATAATGTTATCGATATCAGTAGAACCAAAGTGATCCCACATTCTTACTTTGTTTGTACCAAGGGTAGCCTCCCATGCTGCACGTTTCTCTTCCATAGTTGATTCACAGAATGGTAAGTGCAGTGGTTTGTTGGCATGTACAGACATGATACCTTTGGTTGTTCGTTCAATAGATTCTTCTAAAAATAAACAACCAACTGAATGATTACTGTTCTTTATTATGTGGTAAGCTAGTTCTCTCATTACACTAGACTTACCTATACCTGACCCCGCAGTGTACGTACATAACTCACCGAGTCTCATACCATAAGTCATAGTATTCATACCCTCCCACGGATAAGGTATTGATTCAATTACCTTTTCATTAGCAATAAGATCCCATGTATTCTCACCAAGTATGATACCCTCTGGTGTATAGGCTTGTGCAGAATAATATCGTTTAATAAAATCTTCTTTTTTGTTCTGAACTAAATAGTCGTTAGGATCTTTGAGTGTAAGATTTACAATGAATACTTTATTTGGTGGAAATAGTTCAGCGACTCTTCTGCTCGCCTCACGACCAGGCTCGTCATTATCAAAACAAATATATATTTTTTCGTAGCTATTAATATACTCATATTGTTTCTTACAATCTGTAACAGCTCCAGCTGCGCCTGTCCTAACACTAACGACTGTATAATTTTTAGGTGAAAACATTTCATAGACAGACATTGCATCAATCTCTCCCTCACATATTGTTACCACCTTATTGTTAGCAGAACTAAATAAGTGTTGGCCAAACAATAAAGCTTTCCCAGTCTTACCCTCCACTGTGAATGATTTATCGACAACTCTTCTGACCTTGGTTGCAATGTGGTTACCCTCACTATCGTAGTAGGGGTAGTGGTGTTTATATAGATTAGGTTTAGTATCGTTAGTGGTTGTCACACCAAAGAACTCACAAGTCTTTTGGCTTATCTTTCTTTCAGTAATAGGTTTACTAACACCTAGTGGTATAACTTTCGGCGCCGAGCCTTGAATTTTTGTGTCATCTCCGAGCAGTTCCTCAAGTCGGGTCTTGTCCTTGGGAGGTTCAGTGTAGTTTCGGCACGAGAAACAGAAGCGAGAGCCGTCGGCATATAAAGCATTGGCATCCGATGATCCACACTTATCACAACTGGTGTGTCGTATAAACCTTTTTGGGTCATAATTTATTGTCATATGTCGTCTCCTTATTTTTGCGGGTCTTGCCCTATAAATACATCCTCTAATTATTTTTGTCAAGGGGTTGTCAGATTTCGAAATCAATGATAGCCTATCCCCATATACAGAGGGGGACTATATATAGTCTAATACTAGTCTAGTGTTAGTCTAATGCTAGTTCTATATATATCTCGTATAACTATATATATCTCTTATAACTATATATATCTCTTATAACTATATATATCTCTAGATAACTATATATAACTATATATAGTGGCCACACCCTTTGTTTCTACCTGCGAAGTTCTGTGTCCTCCCATGACAATTACGACAGAGCACCATCGAGTTTGACAGACGGTTGTGATGACGGTTCCCATCGATATGATGGAACTCCATCGGCGCCTCTTCTGCCCCTACTTTACATTGGTGACAATGCCATTGGTTAGTATCCTTGAGATAAGATATGATGAGTCTCTTCTTACCAACAGACTTACCCATATGTTCATCTCGTTCTATTTTAGTATTACGAATATGTTTGCGATGCTTTTGTTGGCAGACATTATCACAATACTTATTCATTGTATTGTTCCGTCTTGGTTGTTCTTTGTTACAATAGTTGCAACGGAAAACACCTGGATCTTTCTTGATCCGTTTAGGAAACTTGGTGTTATTAGTAATAGCTGAACACGTCATGGAACAATACACATTCCGTGAGGATGTGACCTCATTATCACACCCTACTCTTTTGCAACTCGTCATTTGAAGTTGACCCTCACTACGTTATCTGATGCCTCAGTGTCACAAGGTCTATCATCCGTAGAAGTAGTAACTTTACTTGCAGTTGACTTCTTCTTAGGCAGATAAAGTATTTCATACATAGCATAGTTAATTAAATGCTCAACCTCTTGGTCACTCATGTTTTCTATGTCCGTTCCATTTCTTACAAGATCAATGACCTTTGTAAGTTCTCTCTTTAAAACTGATAACTTCATTATTGTTTCTCCTTGTCAGTTCGTGGGTTAAATATATCCTCAAAGATAGCTTCAACAACATCAACATATTCTTCTTGAGAATATCTTTTAATTGATACTGTTTGCACTATATCTTTGAAGTGTTTTATCTTAGCTAATGCATAGACTATCTCTACATCAGAAAGAATCTCGTCGTCGTTTATATCAGATCCGTTACTTTTTACCATGGAAATACTCCCTCTTATCTTTGTATTGTTTATATGTATCACATTTTACTGCGACAACTTTGTCGTTAGACTCACCGTACTGCTCATAGATTTGAGAGACGATAGGTTCACACTCATTGTATACTTTTGGTAAAGTCTTCTCGTATAACCGAGAGTTAACTTCAATCCAAAAGGTTATGATCACTGGTTCAATCATGATTATTCCTTTGTCTTATAAGATGGAACTTCCAACCAATACACATATGCCCAGAGTTTATTCCATCTCGGTTAATATTTAATCGTTTAAACTCTTGTTCAACGATCGGTTCTAGGTTGTCACAGTTCTTTCGTTCCATGACAAACCTTTCCTCCACACCAGTTGGTGTAGAGAAAACTAGATATAAAGCAAAGAGTTCTTTAGTCATCAATCCCCACTATCTCATAATCAGGGTTATCATTTTGTAAGTACTCTTCAGCATCTTGAATAAACTGAGTTCTTTTAAAATAGATTCTCATATTCTTACCCTCATCATATTCAATATACTGATTGATATCTATGTTATTTGGTTTAGTCATCTTTACTCGCTTCCTTTCTCGCTTCTAGCACTTTCTGATGTGCCGTTAATATTAAATGTGTAGCACTTGAATCCTCTGGAGCATGAAAGTAACATGCATCCATGAGGGTTGTCATAGCACCAACAAACAGATTCTGTCTGTTAACAATCTCAGCTTCTAGATTAGTGATTAACTTTACTGTCTCGTCTTGAGCATACTCTCGCTCTTGTGAGTCATCATCATCATCATCGTCCTTGTCATCTGAGTAGTCAAAGCCGTTAATATCTTTTAACATATTGACCCCTCTATAAATAGATGACCACCTCCGTTACCCTCTTCGTCTTGGCTAACGGCTACCTCAATAGTTCTATCTCCTTTCTTCATTATCAAAATAGGGAAAGCTATATCGTCCTCCTCCTCTAATCTAAAATCAATTATGGTATAACCTTTTAGTTGACCAAAATATTTCTTGGCAAATTTTTCATATGTTGTCATTAGTCTGTCTCCTTTAAAATAATGGTTCGTATTCTCTACCTTGCAGTAGCATTTCTTCGTAGTAGTCGGCTTGTGTCTCATACCACATAGCCTTGTTGTCCTCACCTTTCACTCTAGACATTCGTGCTTGGTGACGACAGTCATTCATTGCTTGTTCGCAATGTATGAATCGTGGGTCATTACTCCTCATAGTGCTCCTTTATTAGTTTGTTAATATTAGTAAGTAATTGTTCAACATCATCCGTCGTGCCTACCTCGTTGATGCTATCACCATCCGTGGAAAAATCTTCTTCTTCCTCCCACATACGGTTTTCTTCTTCCCAATTGGGAATATCTTTTTCTGTTCCGAGTCTAAAGGTTTTACCTCCATTCTCTTCCACTATTCTTGCATATATTTTAGCACCAATAGACTTGCTCATGATTGTCCTCCTTTGTTACAGTTACTATTGATTTAAATAATTGATAGGCAATCTGTGGCACTATGGAATTACCAAGTGCCTTTATTCGATTGGCTCTATCTTTGTCCAGTTCGTAGGATATCCCATGAGGAACTCCACGAAGTTTGGATTCAGTTTGCCACCAGGATTTAGTTTGTTCACTACATCGTTTAGTTTCGCTCCAAACTTTGTTCCAGTTTTTAGCCTCGTCACTGACCATCCCTTTGAGTTCTGACTCACTGTGTCTGGTGGTGCCACTACATCCATCTGACAACTCGCCGATGGTGTTGGATACATTGTGTCCAATGATCCAGACTCTTTTTCTTTGGTGCCAAGCACCGATGCCTGAAGCCGGAACAACAAGACATTGGACTTGGAAACCTTCTTTTTCCAAATCGTCTTGCACCTGTCGGAGTACCATGCCTTCTTGGATGTTAATAAGACCTTCAACATTTTCCCCAATGAACCACTTTGGTTTACATTCTCTAACGACTCTAATAGTTTCATC